GTCCGGGTGCTAAATGGGAAATCTCAAACAACGTCTTTACCCGTTGGGATGACCCAAGACCTTGCCCGTCGATTGAGGAAGTGTATTGGGTAATTGATAAGATTAAAGAGTTTGAGGACAGTATTCCTACGATGTGGCTACCGGAACAGCTTGAGCAGATGGGCGTACAAATGAAAGAGATTGAGGAAGCCATCGGATGAATATCCACCACTTATTTCCTACGCCTGTAGGGATGTTTGACCTAGACCGTCCACTAACGGATGATGAGTTGTTATTTGTTAGAGGTCAGGAAACTAGACCTAACGATGGCAACACGACTAGCAAAAATAACTTTGTGCTGCGTGACCCTACGATGACTTCTTTGCGTGGTTGGCTTGAGGATTGTGTGGCTGAATACTTTAAGGCAACCAGCAACCCAAAGCACGACGTTGACCTGCGGATTACGCAGAGCTGGTTCAACTATTCAGAGCAAGGGCAATGGCATCACAAACACGCGCATCCGAATTCGTTTGTGTCTGGCGTGTTCTATTTGAACACTAATCCAGATGACAAGATTTTCTTCTATCGCTCTGGCTGGCAGCAGATTAAGTTTCCACCTGAAGAATGGAACTTGTACAACTCCGAGTCGTGGTGGTTTGAAGCTGTCACAGGTCGTTTGATTTTGTTCCCATCGTCGCTTGAGCATAACGTGCCGACGGTGACGGGTGACGATGTGAGGATAAGTATGTCGTTCAACACATTCCCTGTGGGGGTTGTTGGCGATGAATTAAGTTTGACCGGATTAAAACTGGAGGCTTAAAGTGGCTCACTTTGCTGAAATTGACGCTAATAACGTAGTGTTAAGAGTTATCGTGATTGATAACAAAGACACATCAGACGCTAATGGTGTCGAAAAGGAACATATTGGTGCTGCTTTCTGTGAGCGTTTATTTGGTGGTACTTGGAAGCAGACCAGTTATAACGGGAATATGCGAAAGCACTACGCAGGTGTTGGTTATACCTATAACTCTGTACGAGATGCGTTTATTCCTCCACAGCCTTACCAAAGTTGGACGCTTGACGATGATGCTAACTGGCAACCACCTGTAGCAATGCCTACTGATGGTCAGAAATATAGCTGGAATGAAACAACTCAGACTTGGGATGTGATGGCTTAAATGTTTGGATTCATACCGTTTTCGGCTGGTACGTTTGCTAGTACAGGTGACAGACCTGTATTAGCGTCTGCGTCTATTACAGCTTCGGCAACGGTATCAGGATCAGCGTTTGTAGACCACAGGGCTAATGCAGCGGTATCTGCTACTGCTACTGTTACAGCGGCTGCTAGAGTCAATTACAGCGTTAATGGGGCGATTTCTTGTGCTGCTACGGTAACTGCTGATGCTTACCGTATTGTCCACTTCAGCGGGGCTATAAACGCTTCTGCAACGGTTACAGCAAGTGGCTTCAGGCAGGTCTTTGGCAATGGCTCGGTTACTTGTTCTGCAACAGTAACGGCTAGAGGCAATAACACGATTATCGGCTCTGCTGCGATAACGGCAAATGCTACTGTTTCTTCTGTTGCAACAGTCATGCGTTATGGCAATGCGGCTATAACGTGTGAGGCTACTGTTACGGCAAGTGGTATCCGAACGCTAACTGGTGTTGCGTCAGTTGATGCTACGGCTGATGTAACGGCTAATGCTACGGTTTCGTTCTTCCCTGCTGCGAGTATTGCTGTTAGTGTAACGGTAACGGCTGATGGGATGATTGTTGGTGAGGAATGGTCACCACTTACCCCTGAAACGAATGTTTGGACTGAACAATCTGCGAGTAATGATAGCTGGACTGCTATTACAGCGAGTTCGGATTCATGGACAAATATAAATCCAAGTTCAAATACTTGGGAATTAAAGCCTACTGGAACTGATACATGGCTACGACAAAACTAAATTTTGGAGAATGGTTGCCAGATCAGCCCGGAGTTACTGGTGCTGTGACGGATGCTAAGAACTGTTATCCAGTTGCTAACGGATATGCGCCATTTCCTAGTGAAGCTAACTATTCGGATGATGCTGCTCAGGCTCTATTGATTACGTTTGCTGGTAAGTTTGGCGGTGCTACGACATTGTTTGCTGCTGGAGCTACTCAGATTTACAAGTTTGATAGCTCTGACGCTAGTTTGGATGCGGCTACAACTACGGGTTATTCGGCGGTAGAGTCATGGGATGTGACTCAGTTTGGAGCAAAGGTCATTCTGGCTAACGGTGCAGATAGGTTGCAGTCTTGGACGTTGAACTCGTCTACGAATTTCGCTGATTTAGCGGCTGCTGCACCTAGAGCTAGGTTTGTTACAGTCGTTAAAGACTTCGTTGTAGCGGCTAATGATCCGGGTGGTGACGAGAACAAGGTCTACTGGTCGGATATTAACGACGAAACAGACTGGACTCCGGGTGCTGCTAGCCAATCTGACTTTCAGGTTATGCCTGATGGCGGTGATATTACGGGTCTAGCTGGTGGTGAATACGGGTTAGTGTTCCTAGAAAGAGCGATTTACCGGATGACCTATGCTGGTAGCCCGTTTTTCTTCCAATTTGACGCGATTTCACGGTCTCTAGGCTGTATTTCTAACGGTTCTATTGCTCAGTACGGTGGAATCACCTATTTCTTAGCGGATGATGGTTTTTACGTCTGCGATGGACAGTCTGTTAAGCAGATTGGTGCAGAAAAGGTAAACCGTTGGTTCTTTAATAACGCTATTCCGGGTGAAATTAGGACTGGAATGAGTGCTACGGTTGATCCAATTAGTAAATTAGTAATTTGGCGATTTGCAGGTACGTTTGCTCGTAAGTTAATCCTGATTTACTCGATTGATTTGGATAAATGGTCGTATGCTGAGACTACAGCGACATCTGTTTCATTTGTGCTAACTCCTTCAGCGACGTTAGAGCAGGTAGATAACTATAACTCCTCAATTGATGCCTTAGATATTCCGTTGGATTCTCCAGTATTTGCTGGTGGTCGGTTATTGTTTGCTGGCGTAGCTGGCAGCAAGATTATTGCGTTCTCAGGACAGCCTAAAACAGCCAATATAACGACTGGAGATATAGCGATAGGTCGTTCTACGGTGACTTTGGTTAGACCGACTGTAGACAACGGTAGTGCGTCTGTAGCGATTTCCAGCAGGGATTTGCTTAGCGAGGTGGTGGAGTTCTACCAAGAGACTGCTGCTGACGCTGAGAACCGAGTTTCCTTGCGTTCTAATGGGGAATACCACAGACTGAGATTGACTCCGACAGGGGCTAACTGGAAAACCGCTGTAGGGCTAGAGGTTGACGTTGTTAAGCAGGGTAATCGATGACTAGGCGTATACAGTTCCAGACGTTACCTGTATTCGGGTCTGATCCGAGGCAGGTGGCTGAGGTTGTTCGTGGTGCTATGAATGGCAAAACGAATAACACCGGAGAGATTACGTTAGCTACAGGGAACGCTACTAGCACTACCCTTTACGATGACCGTATAGGCTTTGACAGCCTTATTTTCTTCGTACCCTTATCTGCGGCTGCTGAAGCTGATTCAGCACCTTACGGAGCGTTTCAGGACACCACAGACCAAACCGCTGCTAATACGACAACTGCCTATGCTGTTACGCTCAACACGACAGACTATAGCAATGGAGTTTATCTTTCTAATAGTTCTCGTCTTAATGTCAGGAATTATGGAATTTACAATATTCAGTTTTCTATTCAGTTCAAAAACACCACTAATGATGCTCAAGATGTAGACATCTGGTTCAGAAAGAACGGAACGAATATAGATGGGTCTAATAGCCGGTTTTCATTGCCAGCGAGAAAAAGCACAGGCGATCCTAGTCACTTAATTGCTGCGATGAATTTCTTTATGGAAATGAACGCTGGAGATTATGCTGAAATAATGTGGCGGGTAACTGATGTAGGCGTTTCTATTGAGCAGTATCCTACGAGTACGAGTCCTACCAGACCTTCTGTACCTAGTGCTATTGTTACGTTGAATTATGTAGCACCATCAGCAACAACGAACCTGTATGTTTCTACACAACAAC